AACTACCCACACACATATTTTAATTCTTATGGATTTTTATATTTTCCACATCATCCAAACCCAGTAAAACCCTCATTCTATGTATGTATTTTTGTATTCGTTCGTCACTTTCATGTAAGATATTATAGTCAACTGTATTGATGTAATAACCTGGAAACTCTTTCAATTCCTTCCAATCAAACATAATAATTATCTCCTTTTCATGGTAAAAATTAGGTATTGACAAATTAATTTGTTTACACTTTGTATACATATTTTTAATTATATGATAACTTTAAGGGTTCGACACATTGTGAGCTTTTAACCTTTATGGTAAGATTAATAGATAAGGTACTTCACTTTCATTATTGTATGGTAAACAGGAATTACCTACGTTGAATCGTACCTGTTCCTTTGCCTAGTTGGTACTAGGTTGCTATAAAAGTGTATGTTGCTTTATAACCGTAAAAGACTGGTGTCCCCTCTTAAATGAGGTGTGATTAACCAGTCTTTTTATTATTCTATTAAAATGCTAATTCAGTAATCACATAAACAGTAATCATACAACTAACAAGTAATATCTTCATTTTCATGACGTCTTACCTCCCTCAAGTCTAATTTACCTCCTCCCTCCCCTCTCGTAGTCTAGTAAAATCGTAAAATTTTTACTCAAAAATTTGTGGTAGGGGATAGGAGGGAGGTTTAACAAAAATTTTTAGTGATTAATTTTTGACTGGATACAAATCAGAAATTAGTAGAGAATAATTTTTATTTTTCATGAACGAATTTATTTTATAAGAAATAGGATATAATTTTCCGTTGAACTCAAACTCATTTTTTCTATTCGGTTCACCATGTAAATAATGAATCAATACAGCAAGTTGTTTAAGTTTCAATGAACTATTTCTGTAATGTTCATCAATTGTGTTAATTGCAAACTCTATAATATTCGCCAAATATTTACTTCCAGTAGGGTGGAGGTAGTCATCATTTCGACAAACATTTATAAACTCTCTTAATTCCTCTCTAATTGCTTCATATTCCTTTGAAAAGTCTTTCATTATAGTTAATCTCCTTTACCATATATTTAGCTTACAAAACGTCTTATAAAAGGTTGTCATAATTTTTCTATTTTCAAACTTCAAAATACCTAAGTGAAAAGCCTGAACAATCTTAAGTAATTCATAATCAAATTTCCATTCTTTATTTCGATACTCTAAATTAACTTTTCCATTTGATGTTAATTCATAGTGATACTTAAACCGATTATTAATTTCACTACAATACATTTGAACATTCACTTCATCAAACCAAACAGAATAATCTTTTTGATCCAGCTTCAACGAACAAATTTGAATACATTCTTTACTCTTTTTACCGATTAAATTTTTATTCTTATTTTGAATCAATTTATTATCTTCAATATGTATCAGAATGTTTTCATAGATATTGTATTTTTCATTACTGGAAGGGTGTAAGTCAAAATAAACAAAATGAGGGTTTGATAAACTCACATGATTATCAACACATATACAACGAACATCATCTTTTAATCTAAAAACAGTATCCATAAAATTTAATAATGATGTATGTTCATGTTTCAAATATCGTTTATTTTGGTTACGTATAGAAAAACCATCATAGAGTATTGTTTTTACTTTTAGATATGAAACTGATTTTTCATCTACCCATTTACTTAAAGGTATAAAGTAACAAACGACATTACCATCAATCTTTAAACTATCATATGTAAATTGGAAGTTATGAGTAGGGAATAGAGAGAGTACATTCTCTAGCAATTTCTCTTTATTTTTCAAATCAATTTTATATCGTTTTAAATAGATGAATTGCTCTCCAGTATTTAAAAACTCATTTATACATTTTTCTATGATGGATGTTAGTATTAGTTCTTTATCTTTTCCAACAATGAAATTCAATACTTTATTGTGTTTAAATAACAAATCAATATCATATTTAGTTTTTGCTGCCATGTTCACACCTCATAATAAAGAGAAAAGAGAGGACTCAATTCGAATCTTCTCTTTTGTTTTGTTATCTGTATTTACGTTCCATTTGTTCAATAGAAATTGTTTCACTCAAACTTTTCTCTTTTCCAAATGTTCTTTGTGTTCCGTTACCACTGTACATATCAGACATCATTTTACGATTAACATCTACAAGAGTTTTAGATTCTTCTCGTAATTGATTGAAACTACTATCTTTTTCTTCTATTGTTTTATGTACATTATCATTGTTGTTTAACAACTCATGTACGATTTTAGCTTTTCTAACTTCTGATGTGCCAGTATTCATTAATTCATCTAACATTGAACTATGTTTTTCACTTGATAAGATTTCTACCATCTTCCGATACCTCCATTTAATGTTCTAACAGTTCCTTCTGAATCTGCTACTGAATATGATTTATCAGTAATGACAACTGAATCTTGCATTTTCTTTTTTCGTAATTCTTCAACGGTTAACTCTTTTTCTACGTTTGTTTTCTTCACTAATTTTTCACTCATTATTTACCACCAAATTTCTCTAAATGTTCAGTTGTTAAAAACGCATTATCACTTAAATTATTTTGACGTTTTTGTTCTTTTAATTGAAGCATTTCATCTGTTTCATTTTCGAATGTTTCAAGAACAAGAGAAGGGTCATCGACAACAACTTTTCCATAAATTTCAATTTGTAGTTTCTTATTTGTCTCCATTAATTCATCACGTTTTTTAGATAATTTTTCTTCTTCCTTTTTTAATTTTTCATTCACTTCATCTTGTAATTTAAAGTTTTGGTCTAACTTACTAAGTATGATTGCTTTTCTAACGTCTGATAATGTTTCACTTTCTAACTCATCTAATAAAGCCACACGCTCTTCCTTTGTCATTAGTTTAATTTCTGCTTTAAATTTAGCCATTTTGTATTTCCTCCTATTTAATATCTTATACTTATTATATCATATTTTAGTAGATATGTTGGTGTGAGCTTTACTCCCTTATACAAAAATTTAAAATGATGTAATAAAAATTTTTCATAAGGTGAGAAATTCATAGGTTAACGAATAATTTTTATGGTATAATAGAGTTAAGTTAATAGTTTGATAGTTACTAAAGCGAGTTCACAAGACCAATAATTGAAAGCTATCCTATTAATAGAAAGTAAAATAGAGGTGTTAAATGAAACAAGAAGATGTAAAACAAATACTTACAGTAAAAGAATTTATTTATGTATCAATGTTAGAAGACAATTTTAAAGCAAATGTAAACATTAAAGTATTAAACTATTTAATTGAAAACAAACCATGTGAGTTTAAAGTGTTAAAAATTGAAAGTGAGAACAGAATTATATTGGAGGTATTATAAATGGAAAAAGTAAACATTCATAGATTGTACAAACAAGGTGTGATGTCATTAAGAGGAGTTTACAACGATATTAAAAACAGTCATTACATCTTAACTGATGGTGAACTATTATTCTTTTTTACGAGTGAATATAACATGAATAAGTTCTCTGAAATGTATGAAGAAAATAGAGAGGATTATAAGAAAAGATTAGATAAAGCATTTAAAGATGGACAAGTCTACCCAGTATTAATGTTTGATGTAACACTTTATAAATCAATTGAAAATCGTGGTTTCTATATTATGTATAACAATATCGAATTAAGTGAAAACGATTTAAGAAATTTAAGTTTAGATAGATTGATTGAAAATAAGACCTATCACTATGATTTCCTTGAAACATTAACTTATAAACAATTATCTGGAGGTAATTAAATGAAAACAAAATACTCAAACCTCTGTAATGGAGGTAACAAATTAAGGGAATGATTTAGTTGGGTAAAAAGAGGAAGCAACGCTTTAAACAAAGCGTCAGAATATCTGCAAGTGAAAAGGAGTTTAATAGACTTCAAAAGAATGTATTTAAAAAGTTGGATAGACTTGAATCTAAACATGGTGAAGCTTTTCGTAAGAGTGTTGAAAGTGGTTTAAGTTTATCTAATTTTAACCAAACAAAAAACACCTATCAACGTAATAAGTTGAAAGATGTTATGAAAAGTTTTACAGATAGAAGTAATTTAGATTATCGTTACAGACAAAATGATGATGGCGTCATCATTACTAATACTGATTATAACCGATTAAAAAAGTTAAGTGATAAAGGTAAAAAATTAAGTGTTAAAGAACTACGAAAAATCTACACTAAACAAATGTTAGATGAAGAATCACGAGTTGGTGATAGAGATATTTATACACGTTCAACTTTGGATAAGGTTGGAATGAGTTCTTTTAGAGAGTTTGATTTTGACAATATTACAACTCAAGAACAACTAAAATATGTTGAAGATAGATTATTAAAACAATCTATTCCAGACTATTATGACAAAAAGAAAGCAACTTTACAAGAAAATTTCATCAACAAAATTAGCGGTATTTATAATTCATTCACTGGTGACGATGTTGTTAACATGGTTCGAAACATGAAAGAAGATGAATTTTGGGATTTTTATACACGTAGTCGTATTGCGAAATTAGAAAACTTCAATTATCGCTATGACAGTGAAACAGATAACAAACAAAATGAGCAACTAGAGAATGTAAGACAACAATTAGCTAATTATCTTGATGGGGTGTATGAATAATGAAACATAAAAATAAATCAGTTTATAGTTGTGACTTTGAAACAATTACTAAAGCACAATCAGAGCAAGAAGGTAGTACACGAATTTGGTCTTATGGAATAATGAAAGTTTTGGATCTAGAGATTTTAGGAAAAGACGCTTATGAAAAAGAGTCTAATATCGAATTCAATTATGGAACGAATATGGACGAGTTTATGAATTGGCTTGTAGCGTCAGAAAAAGAAGTATTTTTCCATAACCTAAAATTTGATGGTTCGTTCATCTTAAATTATCTATTTAGAAACAACTGGGAACTACATAAAAAGGGCGAAGAAATTCGCCCCAATACTTTCAAAACAGTTATTACTAAAACTGGTATATGGCATAGTATAGAATTATGTATTGGTAAAAAGAAAAATGGAAAAGACAAAAACGGAAGACAAAAATATAATTATAAAACAGTTACTATAAAAGATAGTCTTAAGAAACTTCCTTTTAGTGTAGATGCAATTGGAAAAGACTTTAAATTTCCAGTCTTAAAAGGAAATATAGATTATCACACATATAGACCAATTGACTGGAAACTAACTGACGAAGAAATTTCTTACCTTAAAAATGACGTTGAAATTATTGCAAGAGCAATCTCATTTTTACACTCTCAAGGAATGAAAGAGAATACGATTGGAAGTTGTGCATTAACAAACTTCAAAGAAATTATAAAAGGAAAGGGAATGGATTTTGATTCTTTATTTCCTAGTATTTCTCATATAGCAGATGAAGCTATGAGAGATTCATATAAGGGTGGTTTTACGTGGTTAAATGAGCGTTACAGAGATAAGACAATTAATGATGGTATTGTACTAGATGTTAATAGTTTATATCCTTACATCATGAAAAAATCATTATTACCATACTTTGAAGGTATTCCTTATGATGGTAAATATAAACACGATGAAAAGTATCCTTTATTCATTCAATGTGTAGAACTAAATTTGAAATTAAAAAATGGACATATACCTTCTTTCCAACCAAAGGGAACTTGTCTATCATCTATGAAAAATAGTGATGGAACATATACAAGTGGACTAGATGACAACGGTTATTTACTTGATACTTATGACGATTTAATTATTGTTGTTCTAACAAATGTTGAATTAAAACTAATACAAAAACATTATCACGTAAAAGAAATCTATTATCGTAATGGACATAAGTTTCAAGGAAGAATTGGATTGTTTGATGATTATATTGACTACTGGACTAAGATTAAAATCGAACACTCAAAAGAAAAAGGTTCAATGTATCAACTAGCTAAATTAATGCTTAATTCATTGTATGGTAAATTTGGAACGAATCCCGATATTACTGGAAAGCTAACAAGATTAGAAGAAGATGTTTTAAAATTTAGCTTACCAAAAGATGAAAAGAATAATGATATTATTGAACTCACTGAATATCCTAAGTATTTACCAATGGCTTGCTTCATTACTGCTTACGCTAGGACATACACAATTGAAACAGCTCAAATAAATTTTGATAGACTAATATATTGTGATACAGATTCTATCCATTTAGTAGGTACTGAAATTCCTGAGAATATGAAAGATTTAATTCATGATTCAGAATTAGGGAAATGGGCACATGAATATACTTTTTCAAAGGGTAAATATTTGAGACAGAAAACGTATTACAATGTGATTGATGAAAATAAAGAAAATGATATATTGAAATGTGCAGGAATGACAAAGGATATTAAGAAGCAAATATCTTTTGATGAATTTAACAATGATATTGAACGAGAAGGAAAGAGAGTTCCTAAACAGTTTCCAGGTGGAGTTGTTATTGAGGAAATAACATTCTCTATGAAAAAAGAGATTAACAAGTTTAGAAGATATTAAATTAAATATGAGGGTAGTTAAACCGACCAAAGTTATGAACTACCCTCTGACAGATTAGGAGATTAGTATAACATGGAAATGATTCTATTAGTAGCGTTTGGTTTGTCGTGGTTAATTTTTAATGGAATTAATAAGATGGTAAATAGGTAAGATTTTTAATCATACAATGAGACTTTTACTAGGCTTAGATGAGATAGAGAACTATCAAATCGGTAGGAATTAAAATGAGTGTGTGGGTAGCTGGGTGGTAGTGTGTTCAGTTATTCACATACTTGAATGTGTCAATAAAATGTGTGTGAAATGTATCACAAAGTG